CAGGTTGGTCACCGGGTTCGCGTGCGCCCAGGCCAGCCGCATGACGACTCGCATCGCCTGGCCGTCCTGCTGCATCGAGTTCCAGATGACCTTGCCGTCGTCGTCGGAGATGACACCCTGGTCGAACATCTTGAAGGTGATGTCCTGCCGGGTGCCGATCATCGCCTTGGACCAGTCGCCGAGCAGCAGGTCCGCGACGCTGGGATCCCAGGCGCCGTTGGTGACCTCCCGCATCGGGTAGCCGTAGAGGTTGCCCCCACGGCCGTTCTGCAGGTCCGACTCGTAGATCGGCTCACCGCTGCCGGTGGAGCGGATCCGGTTCAGCCGCCACTTGAAGCCCGGCCGCACCGCCCAACCGTCGATGTTGGTGTAGCCATCGAGGGTCACCTTCTCGGCCAGCTCCGCCACGCTCAGCGGGATGTCCGCGTTGTTCGCCGCGACGGTGTTGCCGGCCGCGATGGCAGCCGGGACCAGCGCGGAGGACCAGGTGCTGGGCTTGTCCACGCCGAACAGCGTGGCGCCGTCGATCTTCTTGGACAGGGCCTCCACCATCCGGGGCCGGACCTGCTCCCAGATCGGAATCTGGGCGTCGTCGAGGTAGGCGTCCGGGATGGGGACGATGACCGCGATCTCCTCGGTGACGAGGTTGACGTTGGTCCACTCCAGGCTGGTGGTCTGCTTCAGTCCGGAGTCGCCGCCCACGAAGTAGGCGACCGGCAGGACGTCCAGCACGGGCATGCGCTGGGTGCGGGTGGACATCGGCACCTTGCGGGCCAGCTCCATCACCGTGGATGCGGCCGGCAGCTCCTGGATGATGTCCGCGGCGAGCGGCTCGGGAACGAGCGGGTCGGTGCCGTAGGGCGGGTTGCCACGGTTGACGCCGGTGTTATACGTAGCCACGGGGTTGCTCCTTAGTGATCATGCAGCGGCTACCGGCCGTGGCTAGACGTCGGCTTGCTGCGGGTCAGAAGCCCGCCATGCGACGAACCAGGTCGTCGCGGCTCTCGCTGGAGGGCTTGGTGGAGCCACGGCTGCCCTGACGCAGATCGGCGGGGCGGCCGTTGGCCGCCGTGTCGGTCGGCGGCTTGAGCTCCTTGGCCAATTCCTTGGCCTGCGCCAGGGCCTCATCGGGCTCGGCGGCGGTGATGAACTTGACGAACTTCGGTGCCAGGCCAGCCGCCTCGGCGGCGTCCCGGCGAACGTTGGCGACCGTCAGCGCGGAGATCTGGATCTCCAGCTCGGCCTTCTGCTCGGTGAGCTTCTGGGCCTCGGTCTTGTCGGCGTCGGCGCGATCCTTGGCCTGCTTGGCCAGAGGTTCGAGGTCCTTGATGCGTGCCCGTAGGGCCTGGGCCTCGCGGTTCGCGCGCTCGATCTTCGCCTTGACCTTGGGGTCGAGCTCGCCGTCGTCGCCGTCGTCGTCCCCGTCCGCCTCCTGGGCGGCCTGGGCAAGCGCCTCCTGGGCGCTGGCGTCGTCCTGCTCGTCGCCTTGCGGACCGCTGCCCTCGGGCGCGGTGGACTGCTCTCCTGCTGGTGCACTCATGGATGGCCTCCAGGGCCTGACGCGTCGCCGGCCTCCAGGGCCAGCGCGACGGGTGTGGTTACTTGCTGACCGGCCTCCAGGGCCGGACGTTGCACGGGCGGGAGGACTCGAACCTCCGGCGCACGGTTTTGGAGACCGCTGCTCTGCCAGCTGAGCTACGCCCATAAGCTGCGCCGCGTGGAGCGCAGGGACTGGGTGGATCATGTCCAGCGGGTGCTGGCTGACGGCGGCATCCGCAGCCGGGTGGTGCCCGTGGGGCCTGACCGGCCGGTGCGGATCTACCTGCCGCTCTCGCGGGTATCGCCACCACTGATCGACCTGCTCAAACAGGCCTTGGCCAGCTCGCCGGGCTATCAGCCAGTGGAGCTGGTGCTGAGCAACGCGGGGCAGACCACGACGCTCGCGTTGGGGGGCGGGGTCAACCTGACCGTCGCGCTCTACGACGCACTGGAGGCCCTGCTGGGTCCGGACCCGGTGGACCGGACGGAGCGGCCGTTCGAGCCGGCGCCGCCACGTCGACGGGCCTGATCGTCACCAGCCGGCGGGGACCTTCGCGGTCAGTCCGAGGGCGGCGGCGCGACGCTTGATGAACGCCCGAACCTTGGCCGGGTCGCCCTTGGCGTTGCCGGCGAGGCGGATCGCGTTGGCCAGGTCGGCGGCGTTGTTGATCGGGAAGCGGGGCGGACCGCCTGAAGGGTTGGGCATGGCATTGCCCTTGGCCTTGGCCTTGCGGCGGGCGTCAGCGGAGTAGTCAGCCATCGTCGTGTTCTCCCTCGCTGGAACGGAACAGTTGCTCGCGCAAGATCCACAGCGTCGGCAATACGGTCACGAGGTAGAGGACCTGCGCGAACACTGGACTGGCCGTTGCGAGCAAGCCGTAGGCGATCACGATCAGCCAGACGAACTGCCTGTCCTCGACGATCACTCGTCCTCCGCGTTGTGGTCGATGTGCAGCTCGCCGTCGGGCACGTTCTGGGTCAGCGCCTGCCAGGTCATCGGGGTGGCGGCCAGGTCGTCCTCGGGGAGCCAGCCGCCCTTGCCGTCGAAGACGTAGCGGCGGTCGTTGACGTCCTTGACCGGGGGATGCTCAGGCTGCTTCGTCATTGCCCTGCGTCCCGTCTTCGTTGATCTTGTCGTGGGTCAGGCGCTTGATCTCGTCTGGTCCGGTGAAGTGCTGGCCGCGTACGCCCAGGACCGGACCGAGCTCGCCGTGGTTGTTGACGATCACGATGTCGCGGTAGTCGACCTCACCGGCGGGGGTGTTCTCGGCCCGGCCGGAGGCGGCGGCGTAGCGGGCGCCGAGGTCGCGGCGGATGATCTCGTGGACCTGTTCGGCGGTGTAGCGGTCGATGACTCGGCCGGGGTCGGACTCACCGACGATCGGGGCGACGGAGCAGCCGCAGTTCGGGTGCATCGGCATCAGGTCGAAGCTGTGGTAGCGCTGGGTCGAGGCGAGGATGCACAGTGCGCAGTGGTTGCCGCTGCCTGAGAGCACCCGACGGAAGCCGACCACGTCGACCCGGGGGTCCTGGCTGGCCTCGGTCAGGACCTCGCGGCTGGTGAAGGTCTTGGACAGCTGCAGGTCCGAGGTGGCGATGGTGTCCAGGCGCCGGCCACCGGCGTCCAAGGCCTCACCGACAGAGCGGCCCTTCGCCAGTTCGGAACGGACGGTGCTGAACGGGCGGGCGTAGACGGTGGCCGGGTCGACACCGCGCAGGGCTTGGCCGGTGACCTTGTCGAACGGGATGGGGCGGGGCGGGCGGCCGAGCTGGGAGTTGAGGTAGGCGTTGGTCAGCGCTGCCATCGCGCGTTGGGCGCCGAGGTTGAGCGGCAGGACCCGGCGGACGAACTCGGCCGCCGCCGCCGCGCTGAAGCCGGCGGAACCGAGCGCACCCCATATCGCCACTAGGGCGGCGATGAGCTGGAGCCTCAGCTGCGCTTGTGCGGCGTCGTACGCTGCCGCCTGAGCGGCGGCGGCCTGCGCCTGGGGTGAGAGCCCCGCCGGCTGAGTGGGCGCCGGAGCGGTCATCTCAGCCGCTGCCGACCAGCTGCAGCAGTTGCTGCTTCGTCATCTTTGAGGCGCCCTTGATGCCGGCGAGCCTCGCCCGTTGGTAGAGGTCGTCCCAGCTGGCGCCCGAGGAGATCGAGGTGTCCTGCTTGGACTCGGTCTGCTTGGAGTCGCGCCGCCCGGTCGTGGTGGTGACGCCCGCGCCGGAGGACAGCGGCGTGGTCTGGCTGACCTGGCCCTCGCCGGGCAGGGCGTTCGGGTCCAGCGGCTGACCAGCCGGGCCGAGGGGCATGCCGGTGCCCATGCCGGGCTGCATCTGCATCTGGCCCATCATCATCATCATCTGGTCGTGGGCGCGTTCGGCTTCCATCCGGTCGATCTGGGATGGGGTCATGTCGAGCAGCCGCATCCGGGTCCGCCACGGAACGTCGGCGGCCTTGAGCTGAACGTTGGCCGCCGCGAGCTCGGCGAGGGACCGGAACTGCGGGTCGCGCCAGAGGACCTCGGCGTCGGTGTCGATCTCGCGTCCCTGCTGGCGGCCGACGAGGCGGTAGACGCGCTCCCAGGACTCGGTGAACTCCGCGATCCGCTCGCCGCACTTGCTGACCAGCCCGACCTCGGCGGCGGCCAGGGCGTCACCCGAGGCGTTGACGATGCCGGCGAGCATGTAGCTCGGCGGGGTTCGGGTGATCGAGGCTATGTGCTGGACGTCGGACTCGACCGACTTGATGATCGGGGTGAGGTCGGTGGCGTTGAACTCGCCGAACTGCGCCGACTCGTCCTCGACGGCCCAGAGCAGATCGGCGCCGGGGTCAAAGCTGGTGTTGTCGTTGCCGTTCTCGTCGGTGGTCGAGATGCCCTTGGCCCAGCGCTGGCGGTAGGCCTGCATGGCCGAGATGACCAGGCGGTCGAGGATGACCGTGTTGACCCGGTCGAGCATGTCGATGACGTCCTCGAACTCGCCGAGTCCTTCACCGCTGATCTTGGGTCGGTTGACGAACGGGGTGACCGGGACGTCGGGGGCCAGCGGGTTGTCGGCGACGCCGTCGGCGTACTCGCTGTCGTCGACATCCCAGCTGGACGCGCGCCACAGATCCGCCGGGGCGGAGTCGGACTTGATGCCGGCCGTGGTGCGGAAGTAGCGGATCTCCTCGGGCAGGTAGAGCACCGCGAACTGGGCGCCCTCGGTCTCGTCCCACCAGGTCTTGAGCGCGGCAACGACCTTGCGGCGGTTGGTGGGCGCCGACTCGTGGATGACCTGACGCGGATCCTCGACGGTGACCAGCGGCTGACCCGGGTCGTCAGGATCCTCGCCCACGATCACGTAGGAGCGGGACATGATGACGGCGGCGCGGTGCACCAGGCCGGAGTCGGCGTCCAGGCCGTTGGCCTGCCACCACGACCAGGCCTTCTTGTCGGCCTCCTCGGTGGCGTCGGCGCCGGCCCGGAAGCCGATCACCTTGAGCCGCTCCAGGACAGTCTCAGCGACC